ACCCGTCGCGAGTGTTTCAATCCAGCCTACCTAATGGCCAATCCCAACATGCGTGGCTACGGCGGACACTGTTTGCCCAAGGACACCAGTGCCTGGAACAATTTGATTAAAAATCTTGGATTGCCATATACCATGATTGAAAGTGTTATAACAGATAATGAGAAAGTAAAACAATGAAAATACTAGTCACAGGTGCCAGCGGGCTTTTAGGCACAGAAATCTGCCGCCAACTCAAGCAAGAAGACGGAAACGAAGTCTGGGCCGTGGACAATCACAGTCGCAGCAAAACAGTGCCCATGTGTGATAGATTTTTTGAACTGGATCTGACCAACTCGGCCAGTTTTGCAAACATGCCCACAGACTTTGATTATATCTATCACTATGCAGCCATCAATGGTACCAAGAACTTTTATGAGCGTCCCAATGAAGTTTTGTGGACCAACATGGTCACCGACTTCAACATGTTTGAACTGGCGGCCTTGTGCGGTAAAAAACTACAAAAATTTGTGTATGCTTCCAGCAGTGAAGTGGTCAGCGATGATCCACAGACGCCGGTCAAAGAAAATCTAGATGTCACCATACGAGGCATCCATAATGCACGCTGGAGTTATCGATTGCCTAAAATCTGTGCAGAGAATTTCCTGCATAACTGCCAGTTCCCCTGGGTGATTTTCCGCTATTTCAATGTGTATGGAGACAACAGCAAAGCAGGACATTTTTTAGCAGACCAGATTGAAAAAATACGTAACGGTGTGTTTGAAGTGATTGGTCCTGAAGAAACTCGCAGTTTCTGTCACGTGGAAGATGCAGTGCGTGCCACCATACACATGAGTCGTGCCGTGGAAAACAGCTTGTTGAACATCGGCAACGACCGTGAAATCACCATCATGGAAGCAGCACAAACCATTGCCAAGTGCATGGGACACACGGATCCAGTTTGGATGACTACACCTGGCAAGACCGGAAGCACTGCCACACGCAGACCTGATATCTCCAAACTAAAAAGTGTTTTGAAAGATTATCGTCCTAGGACTTTTGAGCAAGGTGTCCAAGAAATCATTGACAAAATGAAGTGATTGCCGTATAATAAAGTATGAAAAAAATCTATCATACTTGGCAAGACGTAGAAAGCCAGACACAAGAAATTCTAAGACAGATACATTTGGATGTCTGGCGCCCGGACTACGTGGTCGGACTCACCCGCGGTGGACTTGTGCCAGCCAACCTGATCAGCCAATATCTTGGTTGTAGGATGGAAACACTCAAGGTCAGTTTGCGAGACGGCGGGGAATGTGAAAGTAACTGTTGGATGGCCGAAGATGCGTTTGGTTATGGCGGTGACGACGGTTATCCAGCCGACTCACTGAAAAAAAATATTTTAATCGTGGATGATATCAACGATTCGGGTGCTACGTTAAACTGGATACGTAATGATTGGATGAGCAGTTGTTTCAGCACCAGTCCAGTGTGGGACCACATCTGGGGTCACAATGTGCGTGTGGCAGTGCTGGTTGATAACGAATCAAGCAAGAATGAAATTCCTGTCAGTTACAGTGCAGTTGATCTAAATAAAGCTGAAGAAGATTGTTGGATTGTTTTTCCTTGGGAATCTTGGTGGCAATCTAAATAAGCATATGAAAATAAAATATCGTAAACCCACATTGATTGAACAGATGAACGAGGCCATAGACACGGCCACGCAACCCATAGATTATTTTGAACTCTCGCAAGCCGAATTTCAATCAGTGTTTAATAACTTAGATAAAACCAATTCAAAAAATACAGTCGCATATTCATACAAGGGTATTACCATAAAGGTCTCAAATGAGTAAAATAAAAGTTTCGGAAGTTTTTTATAGTTTACAAGGCGAAGGTCGCTTTGTGGGTGTTCCCAGTGTGTTCTTGAGAACATATGGTTGTAACTTTACCTGTGCAGGGTTTGGATGCAAGCCTGGAGAAAAGAGCACAGGTGCCGACGATGTGGCCGAAGTGGTGCATTTATACAACCGGTTTGAAGAACTTCCGTTGGTGGAAACCGGTTGTGACAGCTATGCAAGTTGGCATCCGGCATTCAAACACTTGAGCCCCACACACACCACAGAAGAACTGGTAGAACGCATGTTGGCACTTACACCCAACAACATGTGGATGCAGAACAATGGCAACGACGTGCATCTTGTGATCACCGGCGGTGAACCATTGCTGGGCTGGCAACGTGCCTACGCAGAACTGCTGAGCCATCCTAGAATGGCAGATTTAAAGAACATAACATTTGAGACCAACGGCACACAAAAATTACACGATGATTTCCGTCACTTCCTGCTGGACTGGACCTTAAATCCAAAACTGGGCAAGAAAGGTCCAACGGCATTGACTTTTAGTGTGAGTGCAAAATTAAGTGCCAGTGGCGAGTCTTGGGAAGATGCCATCTGTCCTGACATTGTGATGAGCTATGCCGACATCGGGCATACCTATCTCAAATTTGTTGTAGAAACCGATGAGCACATTGATGAAGCCATACGTGCCACGGATGAGTATCGCCGTGCAGGATTTAAAGGAGTGATCTACTTGATGCCACAGGGCGGTGTGGTCGAACCTTACGATAAAAATAAAAAGCGCATAGCAGACATCTGCTGTGCGCAGGGCTGGAACTACAGTCCCAGATTGCATGTAGACTTGTGGGGCAACGGATGGGGCAAATGATCAACATTGGATTTATTGGGCTGGGAAAACTGGGCATGGATGCCGCGGAAGTATTTGCCGAACACTATACCGTTCGCGGCTATGACATCGCTCCACGCACATCTGCAACAGTGCAAGTGTGCGACATACAAGAAGTCATACAGTCCAGCGACTGGATCTTTGTGGCTGTGCCAACTCCACACTTGGAAGGCTATGATGGAAGTGTGCCCAGCAGCCATATGCCTCCTAGAGATTTCATACACGAAGCTGTGCAGGACAGCCTGATCAAGATCAATCACTATGCTACCACATCTAAAAAGGTAGTGTTGATCAGCACTGTTTTGCCCGGTACCACCCGCCAACGGTTCGCCGGCCTGTTAAACAAACAACATCAGTTCCTGTATAATCCTTATCTCATAGCCATGGGCAGTGTCAAGTGGGACATGGTCAATCCAGAAATGATCATGATTGGGACCGAACACGGTGACCACACCGACCTAGCCCAAGAACTAGTGGCTATATATCAACCCATGGTTCGCAACAATCCCCGATACGAAATCGGCACTTGGGAAGAGTGCGAAGCCATCAAGATATTCTACAATACCTTTATCAGCGCCAAGGTAGGCCTGGCCAACATGATACAGGACTTTGCCATGCGCATAGGCAACATCGACGTAGACGTTGTAACCAACGCTCTGGCAAGATCAACCATGCGCATCATGGGTCCAAAATACATGACCGCAGGCATGGGCGATGCAGGTGCATGTCATCCCCGAGACAACATAGCCCTGCGTTGGTTGGCCGAGGAATACGACATCGGCTATGACATGTTTGACACCATCATGCTGGCCCGTGAACGCCAGGCCCGTAATCTTGCCAGGTTCTTGATTGACCAGTGCAACCGATACAATTTGCCCATAGTCATACATGGCAAGGCCTACAAGCCTGATGTACCATATTGTATTGGCAGCTATTCAACCCTAGTGGGCTATTACATACGTGAACATGGTCTGCCTGTGGTTTATGTGGATCCCTTGGCTGATGATCGAGATCGTTGCTTGGATACCGTAGATGGTCCTGCAGTATTTTTGTGGGCACACAATCGTTGCATAACCTATGATTATACCGGAACGCAGGAAGCAACCAAACCCTACTGTGAAATACAGCCCGGCAGCGTGATAGTAGATCCCTGGCGCAGCGTCGATCGGACTCTGCCTGGGATTACTGTGTTACATTATGGAAACACACGTAGACAATGAGTCCCATACCAGAACGCATAAATCGTCCCAATGGCAGTTTTTATATACGAGCACAATGGAAATTGTGCAGAGTAACATGGCCCCAACGCTGTGAAATTACTGGCCGTAGATTATGGCCCGGAACCTTGGCCTATCGTGGAATTGCTACCTGGACTGGTCCGGGGGAACCTGTGATTGAATACAAATGGCATGCTCTCCAGGAACATTTAATGTGGCAACTAAAGGAGTAACAATGAAATTTTTTGACAAAATAAAAAAACGCTTTGGAAAGAAACCTGCCAAAGAAGCCGCACAACCTCGTGCGCCTAGAGTAGAGAAATCTGCCAAGGACTTGGCCACCGAACGTGGTGAACCTTATGTGACCATACTCGGCATGGAAGTGGATCCTGATAACTTGCATCAGGGTGCATTTGAACTAGACTGGAACGAAAAGTTTGTGGCCAATCTGGTGCGAGCTGGATATCAGATGAAACCCGATGATACCGACAACGATATTGTGGACCGTTGGTTCCAAGCCGTGTGTCGCAATGTAGTTTTAGAAACCTGGGAACAGGAACAGGCCATGAATCCCAGCCGGGTGGTCAAAAGCCGAGACATCGGCGATGGTCGAAGTGAAGTATCATAATAAAATTCAACCAAGATGATATTGTATGTAAACGGTGACAGTCACACAGCCGGAGCAGAAGCGGTCAATCCCTTTGCTTTTGCTGAAGATGATCCATCACTTGCGCATCTAGGTCGATTGCCTCATCCGGACAATTTAGCAGTTAGTTGGGGTCGATTGCTTAGTCTCACACTCAAGGCAGGATTCCATTGTGCAGCCGAAAGTGCCAGCTCAAATTCTCGTATCCTTCGAACCACCCGTGAATGGGTCAACCAACAACGCGGCATTGACGATGTGCTGGTAATCATACAGTGGAGTACCTGGGAGCGCGAAGAATGGTTGCACGAAGGAGTGTATTATCAAGTAGGGTCCGGTGGAATTGACGATGTTCCACAGCCTCTACAAGAAAAGTATCGTAACTTTGTTATTGGTACCGACTGGAAGCAGAAAACCCAGCAAGCGCACCATGAAATTTGGGAATTTCATCGCGAGCTAGAACAACAAAATATCAAACATGTTTTCTTCAACGGTAATAACGATTTTGCCCGTGTCAAGGATCGACAAGATTGGGGGTTTAACTACATAAGCCCTTATGATCCCAAATTGACCTATGACTCCATAATCAAGGCCGGCGGAATACAAACAGTTGCACCCAATTCATGGCATTTTGGCAAGGATGGGCATAGCTATTTTCACCGTTTTATGTTACAATATATTATTGCAAACAAATTCATCTAAGGTGGTACTATGCGGTATGTGCTGATTGACACAGCAAACATGTTTTTCCGAGCCCGCCATGGTGCTTTCCGTGCAAGCGACACTTGGGAAAAAGTGGGTTTTGCTCTGCACGTCACACTCATGGCTGCCAACAAAATGGCCCGACGTTTTGAAGCTGATCACATGGTATTTGCCCTGGAGGGTCGTAGCTGGCGCAAGGACATGTACAAACCCTACAAAAACAATCGCGCTGTGGCCCGTGCGGCCTTGACTGACGCAGAACAAGAAGAAGACAAGATGTTCTGGGAAACCTATGACGCTTTGACTAAATACTTGAGTGAGAAAACCAACTGTAGCGTGATCCGTTGTGCTACAGCCGAAGGCGACGACATCATAGCTCGCTGGATCGCACTACATCCCCAAGATGAGCATGTCATAGTCAGCAGTGACACTGATTTTGTTCAACTGGTAGCACCCAATGTCCGGCAGTACAATGGAATCACCGACGAACTAATCACTACGGAAGGAATTTTCGATGCCAAAGGCAAAGCGGTT